AGGACGATTTAATCGGTGGCAATACTTTGGTTGATGGTAACGTAGTCTATAGAGAAGGTCCCGTCCTCACCGCTATTAAGCGAGGGGCTGTTCTTATTCTTGACGAGGTAGACAGAGGCTCTAATAAGCTAATGTGTCTTCAAGCAATTCTTGAGGGCAAGTCTTACTTCAACAAGAAGACTGGCGAAACCGTCGCTCCTGCTCCCGGGTTTACAATTGTTGCAACGGCTAACACTAAAGGTCGTGGCTCAGATGATGGCAAGTTTATCAGCGCACAGTTGCTGGACGAGGCTTTCCTTGAGCGTTTTGCAATCACCGTGGAGCAGGAGTATCATACAGCAGCCGTAGAGAAGCGCATCATCCTTAACAAGATGAGCAAGGCTGGCTATCAGGATGAGGACTTTGCTACTCATCTTGTCACTTGGTCTGAGGTTATTCGTAAGACCTTCTTTGAGGGTGCCATTGATGAGCTTGTCAGCACCCGTAGGCTTGAGCATATTGTCAATGCGTATGGTGTGTTCAAGGACAAGCTCAAGGCTATCACTTTATGTACAAATCGTTTTGACGCTGACACTAAGGCAGCATTCATTGATCTGTATGGTAAGGTAGACCCTGAGAACCCTTCTGAGTTGATCGAAGAAGATACTGCTGACTTAGCTAACGTAGGAGAGCAGTGGTAATTCTACGGATGATGTCAGGTTTAGGCTTGACATCATCATCATTCTTTGTTATACTATATTTTTATTAGTGAGGACTAAAAAATGTCAGTAACACCCATAATCAAAGCATCAAATAATCAAAAGTTTTTATATCCTTTTGTTTGGAAAAATCAAAAAATTGAAGTTCCTATCAATCTTTATTCTCAATATTATGAATTGGATAAAGAAATAGAGTCAGTCCGTACTATGGCTGAAAATCTTGAAGAGGCCATGAAGTCTCCTGAGGTTAAAAAAGCCTTGAAAAAAATTAAGGCTAGAATGAGACCTAAGCGTCCAAGCCAACGTAATAAAGTTTGGAAGATTAGATTGGGGGATTATCTTATTGCTGAGGACCTACAAAGAATTTTGGATTGTAAGCATATAGCTAAAATCCTAGAAAATTACAATGATACCTGTATGTCTATTCTGGTGGGTGTTATGCACACCTATCTGAAGTCACCTGTTTCACCTAACGCACAACACACTCCTGTTTCAGCGGACGCACAACACACTGCTGTTATAGCTGCTATAATGGTTGCGTCCGGCCTTTGGGTTGATGAAAACGGTGAGCGATATCCAAACTGGGAGGACTACGAGGTAGATATGTGGGGTGCTGAGGCTTCTTCTTTAGCAGAAGCTAGACAGCAATTTCAAGTTAGTAACGGTGTAGGAAAAAAACCCCAAGGCAAATATATGAAATTAAAGAATGCCATTAAAACTATAAGAGTGGATAAAGTTACAGACACTCTGGAGTATGTTGATCTTGAAAACAGATTGTCTATATGTGAAAGTTTTGGATGTCTTCCTCTAAGTGACAAATTTAAAAACACAAAGTTTTCTAATTGTTTTAGTCATATTGACGGGTTCTGGAAAACAAAGTCACATAAAGCTACGGAACTAGCATGTCAGTATCAATCAAAATATTTTTATAATGATGAATTTCACAGCTCTGTTTGGTCTGTGTGGAGAGATATAGAATCATACTTTTCCAACGCCAATCTAGTAGTTAGTGATAAGTTAATGGAAGAGTTGGCAGCACTTGTACAGAATGTATTTGCAACTCATTATGCTTTTATGCAAGCAATAGATGAAGCATATCAAGAATGGAATAAAGTTTGTGAACTGGAGCCAAAACAACATGATGAAAAAAGTTTAGCTATAGCTCTGATTCAAATGTATAAGTGTTGTGGTGGTACTGAACAGGTACCGAAGGCTATGTTAAATGGTTTTGTACACACAGATATTTGGAATGATGGTAGAAAGTATCGTTTGATTGATTATATAAATGAGGCTAAACCATATTATGTCAAATAATAAAAAATGTTGGTGGTTTTATATTATAATTGGACACAAATATTTAGGATTTGGATATACTACTAATCCTTCTTCACGCAATTCCGATTATAGTATTCATGGTGATCCATATGAATTTCAATATATGTATAGAGGAGGCAAGTCTGCGATCAAATCGTTAGAAGGACAATTTAAGCGTGGTATTTTTCCATTACGAGAAATTGCAGGATACCAACGTGAGTGGTTTGACCCTTCTGCAAATCTAGATGTAGAGACATTTAAAAATATGGTAGATGATTTTATTGATAATAGAAATTTGGACATTGTTTTGTGTGCAAAGGATTATGTATTTACAGACTGTCCAGGTATAGAGTATTTGAAAGAGGCAGTTTTAAATGAAAAATAAAATCTACAAGTTTAACGAGGACGCCCTTATTGAAGAGTTTAAGCAGTACATAGACTCTACTTACAAGGGACACTATGGACAAGGAGGACTTCAGTCTTCCGAAGTCATAGTCGATAGAGGACATGGCTTAGGATTTTTTCTAGGCAATGTCGATAAGTACAACGCTAGATACGGTAAGAAAGGAGATCCTTCAGATCATAGGAAAGACTTGATGAAAGTAATTCACTATGCTTTCTTAGCACTCTATGAACACGATAGAATCAATAATGACTCTTGACATTATATTATTTATTTTGTATACTGGTTATACAAATTCAAATTGAGGTACAATATGAAAATTAGCAATGAAACAATTTCGGTTCTTAAAAACTTTGCAGGTGTGAATACTAATATTCTAATCCGTGAAGGCAATGTTCTATCAACTATTAGTTCAGGCAAAAACATTTTTGCTCGTGCTACTGTTTCGGAAAGTTTTGATCGGGAGTTTGCGATTTACGACCTTAACAGCTTACTCGGACTCTTGACTCTTATGGAAGACACTGATGTGAATTTCGGTACTGAATCGCTGTCAGTCTCTAAAGATCAAAGTATTTTTGAATACTATTATGCTGATCCTGCAATCATAACTTCTGCTCCTAACAAGCAAATCGAAGTAGATGAATACTACAGCTTTGATCTGTCTGAAGACTCTCTCAACATGATTACAAAGGCAGTTGGCATCACTGGTGCTCCTATGCTGAGTGTGATCGGTGATGGTAATCAAGTTACTCTGACTGTAGGTGATCCTGCAACCCCGAAGACTAATTCTTTCAAACAAGTTATTGGTGAAAGTGATAAAACATTTTCAGCACATCTTGCAATAGAAAACTTCAAAGTTATTTCAGGCAATTATAATGTGGTTATTTCTGAAAAGAAATTCATGTATCTTGCTAATACGAAAACTGATGTCAAGTATTGGTTGGCACTTGATAAGACCTCGGAGATTTCGTAATGAACGAAGATCGCCTTGAGATACAAATTCGTGAGGCTACTAATGGATGGGTAGTTGAATTCAACAAGTACGGCGAGACTATAGAGTACATATACTCTCGCCCTGGTCCTGCTCTTAGTTTTGTTAAGAAAGTTATGAACGAAGACGAGGACGTTTTTGCTGGAGTAAACAATGACAGTGAATAAAGAGAAACAAGAATCTGAAGTAATTGCTGAGGATGATACTTCTACTGAAGAAGAAACTGAAGGCAAGCACATTGAATTGGTTATCAATGACGATACTTCAATTAAAGAAAAGTTTGGTGGATAATAATGGATAAAGGTAATTTTCTTTGGGTCGAAAAATACAGACCTCAGACTATAGATGAATGTATTTTACCTGATGATATTAAATCCACATTCAAGGAGTTTGTGAAAAAAGGAGAGATTCCTAATCTCCTTTTGTGTGGTTCTGCTGGTACAGGCAAGACTACAGTAGCTAGAGCATTGTGCGAAGAGTTGGGCTGTGATTATATTGTTATCAACGGCTCGGACGAAGGACGACAAATAGATACTCTCAGGACTAAAATAAAGCAGTTTGCTAGTGCTTTCAGCTTTGAGAATAAAACTAAGGTTGTAATTTTGGACGAGGCTGATTATCTTAACAAGGATAGTGTGCAGCCTGCTCTCCGTGCTTTCATTGAAAACTTCTCAGAAAATT